CTGGTGGCAGGCAGGAGGCCTAGACTTCGGCTTCAACCACCCAACGGCAGCGATCTGGGCCGCCCGCGACGACGACGGAGTTTACTACCTGTTCAACGAATACCGCCAAAGCCAGAAACTCCTGGCCCAACACCACAAAGCCTTGACCGAGAGGTCCACCAACGGCGCTAACCCGACCGCCTGGTATCCAGACCCTTCCGCCAAGCAGTCCATCGCCGAACTCCGCCGCCTCGGGATGCCGGTCATACCAGCCAACAACGACGTAACCGCCGGCAACGACACCGTCGGCACCCTAATGGCAGAGGGGCGCCTAAAAGTGTTCAGAGGTCTAACCGGCTGGATCGACGAAGTAGAAAGCTATTCCTACAAAGAGCTAAACGGCGAAGTCACCGAGCAACCCGTCAAGGTCCATGACGACCTGATGGACGCAACCCGCTACGTCCTGCACACCGCCGAGAAACAGCAGCCCATCACCCTCTACACCTAACCCTACTCTGGTTGTCGGCGCCGGAGAGCCTGGCGACGAGGGGACGACATCGCCAGGCCCTCCGACTCCGATAGGAACAGCACCGGCGCTACCGCGACAGGCGGGGTCGGTCTCTGCCGTCTCAGCGGTTCGGCTCCAGCCCCTCCCCCTACCACCGCCCTACTGCACGCCTCACCGCTGGCGCTCCAACCCGCACGGCCTAGCGCTACCGCGACCAAGCGGTGTCGTATTCTGCCGTCTCTGCGGTTCGGCTCCAGGTCCTCACCTATCGACGGCTCTACTTCCGCCTCACCTTGGCACTCCAAACCCGGACGGCCTGGCGCTACCGCGACGTGAACGTCCTCAACCCTGGGACTCCTCCAAGAAACCCACGCCCCCCGGTTGTCTTACTCCAGCACAGACTCAACCCAGTCCTATCTGAACAGACCGCTTGAACTAGACTGCGCTCAACGGCCTGCTATCCCTAAACCCACGGGACGCCTTCGGTGGGACCCCCAAGACCCCACCTCGGCGTCCCTTAGTTTCATAAACAACTGGGGCAAGCCCCAGACCCCTCACAAGGAGGTGAGTTAGAAGTTATGCAGCAGCTTTCCTAAGATTAGCACGCCACCGCTCGGGGAGGGATAAGGGAAGGGGCCGTTTTTAGGCTCCCCGAGCTGGGACCCGTCAGGCCAGGACATAGCTAGGGACGCCCTGGGAGCTGTAGGGGACGGACAGCTCCCAGGGCGTCCCTAGCTTGCGGCTGCGGCCGTCAGCAGGCCCTGGGAGTTGTAGGGGACGAACAACTCCCAGGGCCTGCTGATCCTGGCCTGCCACCCTGGCGCGCTAAGCAAGAGAAAGCCGCTGCACTAAACCCCCAAAGGAGGCACACACATGAACAGACCGAAGAGACCAATATGCTCAGCGTGCGGAGCCATCCCACCAGTCGTTGCATCCTGGCGCGCGGGACCAGGACCCGCCGGAGGTCGCGCCGCCGGCAAAACCGTCCTCTTACTCGTCTGCCAGCTCAAGGCGGGCGGGTGCGGGCGCGTAGCAATATCGAGCTTGAGCGGACGCGTGAAGACGCAGCCGTGAGCCTGGTATACCCAATCGGGGGTCGGCGAACCCGCGCCGGCCCCAAATACATCGCGGGCCGCAGGTCCGAAAAGGGACCGGGCCAAAGGAAAGTCCCATGGAACCCAACACCTGCCACTGTGTCGACCTACCAGACGGAGCCGGGTACTGCGCACACTGCCTCGACCAAATGGACTCCGCCTACCGCGCCTGGACCGCCGCCGATCAACTCCAAGAAGCCCACCGCGCACCGCCACAGCCTAACCACAGGAGGCGACCGAGGAGCCCCACATTTGACGACTTCACTCACGAACACCCTTGGGTACTGGTACTCGACCACCCCAGCGCCGCGAAATTAGCCCAGCGCTTCGACCGAGCACTCACCATCCTCGAACGCCCCGTCGACGTCATCCCCAAATACCGCGACAACGGCCCCATCGACTATTTCGTCCGCAGCCAAGCCGACAATGCCAAATCCTACACCGTCACCAGAGACACTTGTACCTGTCCCGACGGCAGAACCGGAGGGAGAGCGCCAGTCGGTTGGTGCAAACATCGATTTGCGGTCTGGCTACGCATCTCAACCGACAGGGCCACCAGCCAAGAAGGACGGCAGCCAGACCGCGCAAGCGAGCAGGCCACACACCTACACGCGAACTTAATTTAACAGGAGGACACCATGATAGTCCACACCATCAAGGTAACGATCAAATGCTCCAAGGAAATCACCCCAGGCCAGTGGATCGCAACCGAGCTAGGAGCCGAAGCCACCATAGGCCACACCGAACCTTGGCAAGCCCACCAGCTCGCCCTCTACAACGAGTTGAAAGCGCAACTCAAAGCGGTCTTCCTAACCGTCGAAACCAAGGCCAACGGCCAGCGCCCACCCTCCGAACCACCACCGCGCCGGGTCTGCCCCGAACACAAGGCCGCTAAAGGCAGCCGCAACGGAGGACTGTTCTGCCCCGCCAAGCTACCGAATGGCCAGTATTGCACCTGGAACACAGCCCCCGACACTACGGCCGTAGCCAAATAACACCACTGCAACACCGGGCGCATCCATCCAGGGGCCGGCGCAACCACGTCGGCCCCAACCCCAAGACAGCCGCGGGTTCCAAAAGAGACCGGGCTACAGGAGCTCCCATGCTAGACGCAGCCGACATCTACAAGGCCCTCGCAGACGTCAACCTAGTAACCCTGGATCGCGGCCTCCCAACGCTCAACCCCAGCATCTCCCCCGAGCGATACCTCCAAACCCTACAGATCGTCACCCTCGCCTGCCTCGTCGAACGCCTAGACAACATCGCCAAACCCCTCTACAACGCCTCCGGTCCATAAGAGAACCCCTCGACCGACACCTCGGCGCGTAAGTTTGTCCCGCTGGTTCCCAATCCCCAAGGGCAGACCAGGTCCACCCGGGCCTGGCCTGCCCTTTTTTTGACAATTCCCACACCAGCCCTTGACAACTCCCCAGCAGCCACTTATACAATAACGTACCACTGAGACATCCGCAAAGGAGACGCTATGCCAAGACCAATGTCACAACTCAGCCGGTCCTACGCCTACGCCTACCTGGTAGCCAGGGACGGAGAGTACTGTCAAAACTGTTTCCAAGAACCCCCAGGTACTCCCCTGGAAATAGACCACATAGACGGTAACAAGACCAACGGCGCACCCACCAACCTCCGATTCCTGTGCAAGCCATGTAACATCGCCGCCAGAAACAGAGCCCCGTCCAACCAAGGACAACCCAGCCCTTTAGCGCCAGAACCGATAGTCCTAGTTTGAGAGAGAGAAGAAATCAACCCCTCGGCTCAGAAGGAGTCAGACTATCGGTCGACTTCACCAAGGGATCGACAGAGGTCCAGTTAAACGGCCTCTACGAAATGCCCTTCGAGACGTGGCTAATGGAGTACATCAGATACCACGGTTTCATCCCCAAGAAAGAGGCCATCAACTCAGGAGCCCGCATCGTAGGCTGTAGCGTCCAGACCGCCACCCGCTATCTGGACAAGATCACCAGCCAGGCAGGACCCCTAATGGTCACCAGAGACATGCTAAGGCACGAAGTACTGGTCCTGCGAACGACTCAGGACTCGCCCCATGACCAGACCCACAACCCAGCAAGCCACACTCAAGGAGACGAGTACCAATGACACCACCACACGAGCCCAGAATAAAAGCCTTCTTGGACTGGCTAGTAAACCAGCAGGGACCAATCACCCACGACCGACTCCTCGCCGCAGGAGAAACCATTTGCCGCATACCCAGAGAGCCACTGAGCCAGATAATTACCATGCTCACCACCCACGACTGCCTAGTCCAGGGGACCGACCGGGACAATATGCCCAGGTACTCGACCAACAAGCAGACCATCGTCAACATCCAACCTGACCTCCTACAACAATTGATCCGTATTTGTTCCAACCACGGACCCCCGCCCAAAGGCCCAGGAGCACCACCGGGCAACACCAACGCCCTAAAACACGGGCGCTACTCCCAAAGAATCCAGACACTACTGCAACTGCCCACCGACCTTTCCATAGCCAGCGAGATCGCCATTGTCCAAGCCATCGTCGAAGAGCTCGTCGAAAAGGAGAACACTCCCGTAGAACTCATTCTCAAAGCCGTCACAACATTAGCCCGGCTAAAACTGCACGCCGCAACCAGGGTCACCCAACCACCGACAGACCCCACCCAACACCCACACCCCTACCCAACCGAGGAACCATGACATTAGGTAACACAACCTGATCTGAAACGGGCAAGGAGGAGAGCCATGGAGATTCGCAAACTGCCGGCCATTGACCGGCCCAGGGAGATCTACCAATACGAAGTCCACGGGTTTGGCATGTTCCCAATGGACATGCTGCGGTACGACACGTGCTGGCCCGCGGACTCGGAGGCGGTAAGCCGGATGATAACCAGCAGGGGTCATGCCGAGGAACGGCGGACGGTCGCACTCCGAAGCTACTCCCGGCCCACCCTCGACCGCTGGACGTCGTTCGGCTGGATCGTGCTTGACCCAGGAACCATGACATGCTGATACTCTCAATCTTCCCTGGCATCGACCTTTTGGGCCGAGCCTTCGAGGACGAATGGCCCAATGCCTGCCTGGTCAGAGGCCCCGACCTACTCTGGGGAGGCAACATCAAAGCATTCCACCCACCGGCCGCAACCTTCGACGGCATCGTCGGCGGCTCGCCCTGCCAACCGTTCAGCGCCCTGGTGAACCTGGTCATAGCCAGCGGCCACCAGCCAGCTCCCGACCTAATACCAGAATTCGTCCGCTGCATCGACGAAGCGCAGCCACGTTGGTGGCTACATGAAAACACCGCCCGCGCCCCCTGCCCATGGCTAGCCGGCTACACAATCGACGCACCGCTATTCAACAACCGCTGGATTGGAGGCGAGCAGTCCCGACTGCACCGCTTCACCTTCGGCTCAAAAACCGGCGCCAGGCTATCGCCATACATCCAGAAAGAAATAGTCGCCCTAGAACACTGCCGCTGGTCCCCCAGGGTCCTGGCCAGCGGAGGCGACGACGGCAGCGGCCACAGCTCCCACCCACGCCAGCTCCAAGGAGGGAATGCCAACCCCCGACGAGACCCAGACGGACGATGGATAAGGGTCAAAGGCAAGCGAGTCCAAATCACCCTACCCACCGGCCAGCTCATCACCCGGGGAAGCGCCGCATACCTCGGCAGAGCAACCGCCAAATATTTCCAGGAAGCCAAAAGGCTCCAAGGGCTACCACCAGAGTACGACCTGCCAGGGTTCAAGGTAGAGGAAAAAGTCCGGGCCCTCGGCAACGCCGTGCCCTACCCGATGGCCCGCGCGCTAGCCCGAGCGGTCCGCGCATCACTGGAGGCCAGCCAACCCGGTCCTTCCAGGCAAGGACCGGGTTGGCTGGAAGGACGACAATGAACGTCACCTGCCACGATAAAACCCCCTTTGCAGACTTCACCTGCGGAATATGTTGCACAGTCCTACACCTTCACAGGACCCAAGCATCAACGATTAACCCGTCGGCCATCGCCGTCACTATCTGCCGAGGCTGCCACACCCACCTGATGCTCCCAGCAGTAACCACCATACTGAACCTCATCGCCCACACCGCCCACCGCGGGCGCCGCCAGCTCCCATTCGTCCTCTTACCTCTACGCCCTGGAGGACCACCAGCCGAGTAACCGCCGCCCACCGGGGCCAACGGACAGCCAAGTAACCGAAGCCCACCGGGGCCAACCGGACAGCCAAGATAAGGAGAACCATGCCAAGCCTTCCTCCATACCCATACCCAGCACCCGCAGACAACCCCCGCTGCATCTGCAAGCACGGAAGCCAACAATTTTTTTGCACCGCAGGTCACCTCACCGAGTGCCACATCCCAATGTCATGCTGGCAAGCCGCATGCAGCCACCTAGAGGCATACGAGCTCGACCCCGCTGCCATTACCCAACTACGCTTGGCCGCCCCCGCGCACAGAGCAGCCAACGGTTACCCAGAACAAGACGTTGACCATCCCACACCGCCGCTGGTAACATAAACCCATGCCAGACCAAACCGAGCACCCAACAACCTTCACCTTCATCGCGAGCACCGGCGACGCCGACCGCAACGGAAACGTCCTGGACATCACCGGCTGGGACCTGCGCAACTACCGGGCCAACCCCGTCGTCCTTTTCAACCACAACTGGGACCTGCCCCCGGTGGGCAAAGCCACCATCACCGCCGAACCCAATCGCCTCTTGGCCAAAATCGAGTTCGCCCCCACGCCCCTGGGCAGGGAGCTAGCCCTGCTCAACGCCGACGGCTACCTACGCGCCATATCCGTGGCAGCCCGCCCCCTGGAATGGGAGGTCCGCCGCCACCCCGAGCACGGCTTCCCCATCGGCATCCACTCCCACCGGCAGGAGCTGCTGGAGCTGTCCATCGTCGCCGTACCAGCAAACCCCGCCACAGTCCAGGCCGCACTCAGCAGCACGAGCCCCCCCGCAGAAGCCATGCTCGCCTATCTAGAAAATGGCCGCCCAGCCAGGTTTGACCGCTCCGCCAACTTCAGCGCATTTCCCCCCCAAACCACCCCAGCGGCCATCCTGGAGGCCATAGCAAACAACCTCCGAGCCACCGCCAAGGAGTAGACATGCCCACCGACACAGATCAACTCGTCGCCCAGCAGGTAGCCGCCATCCAGACCTTTCTCCAAGAGCGCCTGGTCCTGGAGGTCAAACCCCTCAAGGAGGAACTCACCCGCCTCTCGGCATCCCTCACCCAGACCCTGGCCACCCAAAAGGAGCAGCGCCGCGCCACCCTCGCCGCCGGCATCCTGGGCCGAGAGAGCCGCGTCCCTTTCGGCAAGTACCAGGGCATGACCCCGCTGGACCTTCTAATCGTCAGCAGCCTTTACAAGGCCCAACCCCCCCGGATCGACGGGAGCCCATCTTACCCGCGCATGTACCAGGAGTGGGGCGCAACCCTCAAAGCGGCCATGGACTCTACCACCGCCGCCTCCGGCGACGAGCTGGTAAGCACCCAGCAAGCCCGCGAGTTGTGGATGGACGTCAATCTGGAAACGGCCGTGGCCAGCCTGATCAATCGAATCGACATGCCCACCAACCCCTTCGATATTCCGCTGCAACTGGGAGATGTCAACTGGTATCCCGGCACCGAGAACGTCGCCACCAAGTCCACCAACCTGGCAACCAAGAAGCAGACCATGACGGCCTACGAATTGGTGTCCGAAGTCCCCTGGAGCTTGACCCTGGACGAGGACTCAGTCATCGCCATGATGGAGGAGGTCCGGCGCACCCTGGTCCGCAACGCCGCCGAAGTTATCGACGACGTCCTACTAAACGCTGACACCACCGTCACCAACGGCATCAACTCGGACGGCGCCACCATCGCCGCCACCGACGCGGGCAAGGGCCAATGGCTCCTCGGCTTCGACGGCCTGATCCACCTCCCCCTCGTCGACAACACCGCCCAGAGCACCAACCTGGCCGGGGCCATCACCGAGGCCGCTTTCAACAAGAACCGGCTCCTGGCCGCCCGCTTCGGCGTCAACCCCTCCCAGGCCGTCTACGTGATGGACCTCAACACCTTCATCGCCGCCCAGACGCTAACCAACATCCGCACCCTGGACAAGTTCGGCCCCCAGGCCACCATCTTCACCGGCCAGTTGGGAGCTATGGAGGGCATCCCGATAATCGTGTCCGAGCAGATGAAGCTGGCCGACACCGACGGCAAAATCACCGACGCCGGCAACGTCACCAACACCGGCCGCTTGCTCCTGTTCAACCGCACCCAATGGCGCGTCGGCTTCCGCCGCCAGCTCGCCATCGAGACCACCCGCGACATCCAGAAGCGCCAGAACATCATGGTGGTGAGCTTCCGAATCAGCCTCCAGGAAGGTAGCGGCACCAGGTCCACCGCCAAGCACACGTCCCTCCAGTACAACATCACCGGCGTAACCTAAAGCAGGAGGCCCCATGGTCCTAAGAGCCGATCCCGTCCCCGAGCAGGTAGACAAGATACTCCAGAACCTGCTGATCAAGCAGGTCGTCGCCGGCGTTGCCGCGGCCAACACCAATATCCCAGTCACCGGCATCGCCACCGGCGACAAG